TTGCTCTAAAACTAATACCTTGAGGAGTATCACCGTCTGCTGAAAGATATAATGTACTGGCACCTGCAATATAGTAATACATTTGAAAGTAATCACCAGTACCATTAGCGTCATAAGTTGCAAAAAGAGCGGCGTCAAAATGTCTTAATGGTGCTGTAGAACCTGAAGTTACCCATTGATAACCACCAGCCATTCTAGTACCGTTTCTATAGATACCTACTCTGCAATTAGACATTGCATTACCACCATCAAACCCAACCATTCTAGCTTCAAATTTATATTTTCCTGCCACATTAGGTGTAAAAGAATAAGCTGGAGCCGTTAAACCGTTTAATGTTGTTGAACTTGATGTATTGTTAAAACAACCTCCATTATCAAAATTTTCATTCTGTAAAGGTATTACTGTCCATGTTGATGAAGCTGCACCTGTAATAGAATTACCATATGCGTGAAAAGAAGGTGTCTGTGTGTGACTACCTATAAAATTAGCAAATCCTCTTGTTATTGTTCCCATTATAGATACCTTATTGTAATTTCTGCCGAATTTGCCGGCGCCGTTGCCATGGTTAATGTTGTCCCAGAAATTGTATAATCATCAGTAGGAACTAAACAAATACCATTTACGAATACTAACATGTCATCAACAACTTTACCTGCTGTAACAGTATATGCTGTTGTTGAACCGTTTCCTGTATATTTTTGAACTGAAGGTATTTTTTGTCTAATATACAAAGTACCATTCATTGCACCGTGTGATGAACAAATATAATAAATTGTTATTTGGTCACTTGGTACTTCAAAATATAAAACGCCACTTGTTTTACCTTGAGCATTCACACCTGTTGTTACAGTACCATCTGTAGCGACATGTGTTAAACCGGTTGTAATTCTGTTACCTGATACATATGTTGAACCACTAGAAGTTTGTAATACAAAAGGATGTGCATTACTTAAACTTGTTAAATCAAATGCAATTGTTTGACCTTGTTTAGCATAGATTGTTGGATTATCCGTAGAACCATAATGTCCAAATCTATAAGCTGATGAACCATTTGCTGATACATCAAATCTAACTGCTGTATCTTCATATGTAGAAGTTGAAACAGATACATCACCTGGATTAAATCTACCTTGCGCTGAACTCCATATTAATGCTTGTCCGTTTGCAACACCTGTAATGTTAACATTTGATAAATCGCCAACTGAAGCGTTTTCATTTATAAGTTTTGTCCAACCACCTGAGTCTGCAACATAAGCTTGATTACCACCTGTGTCATATGCAAACATACCCTCATAAGTTGTTTCACTAGGAAAACTTCCCACATTAGCAAAGTTAAATCTAATTTTTGAACCTGATGATGTATTATCAAATGCACCTGTAACATTAGCAGCTGAAATATTTGTAATTGTGTTACTTGCACCACTAATTGTTTTATTAGTTAATGTGTCTGTAGATGTTTCGGTTACAATTGAACCGTCTGTAGCAAAAGAAACTTTATTGTCTGTTACAGTTGTTGTAATACCAGAACCACCTTCAAAAGTTAAAGTTTGACCTAAACTTACTGTGTCTATAGTAGAAGCGTCATCTTTAATTGATAATGTAGGAAAAGTATTACCAGCACCTGTTAAATTTTTATTTGTTAACGATTGTGAACTTGCTGTATCAACAAGTGTTGCGTCTGAAACCATTGTGTTAACTTCAGCAAATGTACCTGATAAAGTATTGTCTGTTAAGTCAATAGTTTTATTTGTAATCGTAGCAGAACCAGAGGCAGTCAATAGTGAGGCAGCGTCAGCAGAAATAGTTAATGTATTACCTGATAATACACTATTAATAGCATTACCACCTAAAATTTTTAATGTTTCGCCATTAGCAGAAATTGTCGCAACTGTAGATGAATCGTCTGCGATTTTAATTGTACCGTCAATGGTAGTACCGTTACCAATCGCTGTGTAAATTTCATCAAAATTTAAATTGACTTTATTAGCACCTGCACGGAGATTATCACCTGTTCCGTCGTTTGCGTTAGTACCTCGATTTATTGTAAGTTTTGCCATGTTTGCCTGTTATCTCTTTATACTATTTATAAGGTTTCTACGGTGTCGTATCATCAAATGTTAAACTATCACTATCAAATTTAGTTAATGTATTACTGAATAGGTCGGCGTTTGTTCCGATTTCACAAGGAAACGCATATTTCATCTTAATTTTACCACCTATATCACTTGAAGTAAATAAGAATATAGGAACTTGTTGTCCGTCAAGAGCTGTTTTAGTGCCCTCAATTCTTAAATTGTTTAAGTTTACAAATGAGTTTGCGTGTGAATCAGGATTGCTTAAACCAAATACAGTATTTGCATATTTATTTAATGAACTATATCTTGGTCCTCCGTAAGCATATCCACTTTTAATATCATGCGTTACACCACTACCATCTACAAATAGATTTCTAGGTCTACTTAAATAATCAAGTGTTATGTTTTCTCTAGTTGCCGTCAAATCTCTAGTGTTTGCGTCAAAAGGGTCCCTAAAGTCATTACTTACATCTGAATTACCACCGGATTGTGGTTTAACTCTTAATGATGTACCGTCTGTTTTTGTTCCCAATCTTCTACCAAAAACTGTAGTGAATAAAGTATTTACTAGTGATAATAATGGTGCTTCTAATGTACCAGATGTAACACCTTGAACAGGACCTTTTGCCGTTACGACTATTTTTGATTCAATATCAACTTGACCTGTGAAGTAAAAACCTGATGTATGCATTGTCTTTTTAAATGCGTCACGCCATCTAGCGATAGATTGGCCTACTTTAATTACATAAGAATAATCTTGATAGTATAAACTATCTTGTACTCTCATTGTTGTTTCAGAAAGTTTACCTCTCTCACTAATAAATGCACCGTCTGTATCTGACACGGCAACAACATTTACTGAAGCTGTTGAGATATCTAATTTTTTAAGTACACATGTTCCACTACTACTTGAAGTAATAGTTTCATTTAAAACGAATGTTCCTGATACAGATTTAATTCTTAATAAACCTCTATCAACATCAAAATCTGCAATTTCTCCAGTAGCGCCTGAAGTTTGACCTGTAACTGTGTCACCTCTAATAAACGGAGTAACAATGTTTGTTACAATCATATTGTTAAAGAAACCTAAAACTGGAGGTGTAGGAGCTGTTTCGTAACTTCTACCTAATCCAACTGTTTTTAATCTAACAATTCTACCAATGTCATCACCATATGCTTTTACAATTGCATTTGAACCTGTTGATGATGTAACTGTTACTGTAGGTAATGATGTATATTGTCCACCACCATTTGTTAAAAATATTTCTTCGATAGTTTGTAAACCTGTAAATTTTTCTTGCATAATGACTCTACCAGAATATGCGTCACCACTTACTGTTTCATCTTCTAATACAATACTATCCTCTGTACCGTCTGCTGAATTATTTGTGCCGTTTTGGTCTGCAATACCACCATTTACAACTTTAACAAAACCAGCTGCATTTTTACCATTTGTTCCTGTGTTTACAAAACTTAACTTATCACCTACTTCATAACCTGTACCTTTATTATCTAATATAATTTCAGTAATTTTTCCAGGACCAATATCTTCAATTTGAAATAATGCACCCTCACCACCAGCCGTTAAAGTAATAGTATCAGTTATTAAATTTAATGAACCATCATTTGTAATATTTTTTGTACCAGGTATACCTGTAATATTTGCTTTAATATAGTAATCATCTGTATCGGATGTTGTACCTTGTATTTCTTCACCTACAATAAATGTTCCTTGAATACTATCTGCATTTAGAATTAATTGTGTAACTGTAGCAGCGCCAATCTGAAATGTAGATGTATTTTCTACAATAGCAGTTGTACCTGAAGTTTGACCGGTAATTGTTCGACCTATCAATAGAGTTGCGTCACCTACTGAAGCAATAACTCTTAATACTTTTAAAGTATCAAATTGTCCATCGGATGCCTTGAGCATTTGTTCTCTAGGATATATTGTTTCTGATTGTTCACCAAACAATATTCTAAAAAACATTTCATGTCCACGAACTGAACCTTTTGACCTATAGAGTGATTTAATATTTTTTATTAGTTTTCTTTTATCAACACTTGCAGCTAAATTTTCTGGTAATGTTGCTAAAAACTCATCTCTCATTTGTGATAAGAAATGATTTATAACTCTATCTGGATCCCTAAAGTTAATTAAATCTGTAATATTATTTACAGGATTAGGTCTATAGTTTGTAATATTTGCTTGAGCGCCTGAACTTGCACCAACAACAATCTCACCATCTATAAATTTATCTTGTGATGATATGATTAATCTATTATTTGCAATGTCTTCAACTAATACATTTGATGTAGCTTTTGATGTTTGACCTGTTATAACTTCACCTCTAGTAAATTTACCATAAGTGGATTCTTCTAAAAGTAATTTATCGCCGGCGTCAAGGAATGTTCGTGCTGTATCTTTACGACTAGAGTTTAAAACTAAATTGTTTGTTTGACCTGTTTCTGATTGAAGTAAAATACCATCTGTGCCTTCGATAGTATCAATAGATAATTCTGCTGATTCTAGAAGTTGATAATAGACTTTAAGAAATTCGGCAAATTTTGGGTGGTCAGCGACAACAAATTCTGGAAGTTGGCTGTTAAGTATTGTTGAAATTTTATCATTAAATTTTGCCATTGGTCATTAATAACTTGATGTTGTTGTGTAGCCTACACCAGCATCAGCTGAGCCTCCCACAAATGCGTCTGCTGTAACAGTAATAATCGAATTAGCTACATCTACTTCTACAATTTGGTCTCTTACAGGAACAATATCGTTTGAATCTGGTGTAACTGTTATTTCAATAACTGTTGAAGTTGCAGCTCTAATATTTGAAATAGAAGAAACATTTAGTGAATTCAATGTGATTTCTCCTGTAGAATAATTAATTGTACCTTGTGTTTCATTTGCATATGTTCTAATACCAGATGATAGATAATATCTTCTAATATTACCACTACCATCATCATCTAAAAACATTTCAAAGTCACTACCTGTAACTTTAAAACCAGTTGAAGATAAAATACCACCAGCAGCTTTATTATGTCCTGTGTGTGGATTAAATACACCATTTCTAAAGTAGATATTATATTTTTGTGATGAACCTAAAGAAGGTGTAAATGATTTTCTAATTTTTACAGTTGTAATATTAGATAAAATACTAGTATCAACAGCGTCAATCAAACCAGTTAATTTTGAATGTCTGTATATTGAATCAAACTTTTGTAGTGTATTTGTATTGTAATTTGTAATAGCTGTAATAATTTCAGATTTTAATGTATCACTTGATTTAGTTGTTGTTGAGGTATTATATTTTACAGTTGATGTTAATAATACCGAAGTAGTTTCTGGATCCACAATTTGAGGAGATACTGAAGCTACATTATATGGTTTAAGTTTATTAACAATATCTTGTTTAGTTGTTTCTGTAAGTGTTGAACCTGAAGCAGCTTTAACACCAATCTTTACAATACCATATCTTGGTGTTTCATCATCTTCACCACCCCATGCACTTACTGACAATGCATTAGGATAAATTTGTTGTACCAAAGTTTCGTAATCAGTTGTTGTAACAGCTCTCTCTTGAGCTGCATAATTTAATGGTGCATTTAATCTAATTGATTCGTCTGCTTCTCCAGCTGCACCACCTTGAGAAGACGATACTGTAGAAATTGTAACATTAGTAAACCCACCAATATTTCCTGATAAAGAAAATGAACTAGCGCCATTCGAATCTTCAATATTTGTAACAATGTATTCTAGTATAACAATATTACCGTCTGCTAATGATTTACCGTTTACACCATCACCAAAATAAATTTCGTATTTGCCGTCTTGGCCTTCTTGTATATAATAAACTTTTGATGTTGCTGTGACATTATTGTAACCACCTGCTAATGAATATGTTTCTGTTGTTGTGTCACTTGAACTGTTTTGAACTTTTACTAATAAAGTAGAAGTGTCAGCTCTAGCACTTGGTATAATAAATCTTTGGTCAACATCTGTAGTATCAGCTGTATATTTAAATGTTACTAAAGTACCCTCGTAAATAGAAACACCATTGAATTTGTAAATACCGGCTGAAGGTGTAATCGTAATATCCGAGTTTGTTACATATTGATAAGAAACATCATTAACACTTGTAGTAAAGACAGTACCTTTATTCATTGTAACACTTGTACCTGTAGCATTGTTCAATGTAACATCAATTGACGCCATAGGCGCTCTAGGTGATGATGGTGTGTAACCAATCATCTTTGCTAATGATACAATATTATTTCTTATATCAGCACTATCAAGATATAACTCATTTGTTGCCATGTTAGCAAGATAAGCTAGATAGTGAGTATTGTAAGATAAAATATCTAAAAGAATATTTAAAGAACTACCTTCAAAGTCGTAGTCTTGAAATTGTTTTTGTCCTTGTAAAAAGGATTTTAAGTTTAGTTTGATTGCGTCAAAATCGAAATCAGAAACTACTAACTTATGTTGAACTGTTGACATTTATTATCTTACCCTTTGTAAAAATGTTTGTACTTGTTGTGGACCTGATACACCAACAACATAAAAATAAATATCTACAACTAATCTATTTTTATCTTGGTCATCATCCACAGAAACATTTTGTAATTGTATTCTTGGTTCATAGTTAATTAAAACTTCTTCTATCTTTCTTGTTAGAAAGACCCTTGTCATAGGTGTAAAGTTTTCAAATAACAACTCTCTTATACCACAACCCAATTCTGGATGAAATGGTCTCTCGTAAAAGTTAGTTTGAATTAAATTTCTAACTGACCTTTTGACAGCTACAACATCTTCAACAACAGCAACATCATTGGTAACTGCGTTTCTATTAAAGTCCAAGTCAATATCCCTAAACTGTCTGGAATTTCTTGTGCTTTTGCTTTGAGTTTGTGAATCGTATATTGCCATTACGGTAATATTTATAAGGTTTTTCTAACCGTTTGCAAAAACATTACCACTTCCACTTGTCATAGCGCCTGCGTCTGTACTATCACCTATTCTTGCAACTGATAACCCCTCTACAAATACATTTGGCGAACCTGCATTTACATTTGCCACATGAGGCACACAAGGTGGTGCTGGCGGAAATGGATGTGATACAGTAGGGTCACTAACTCTTGCAATCAATATACTGTTTGCAAAACAAGTACCTTGTCCTGGTGTATCTAAAGTTGTCGTACTGGCACAAATGTGACCAGTAGATAAACTATCACCTTTTCTACTAACGGCTGGCATTCTTAGCTTTTAAAGCCTCTCTTCTTTGTTCTTGTAAAATTGACTGTCTTAATTTTCTACCAATTGGTATTATTATGGAATGGCACATCTCTTTACCTTTTTTACTAATATATTCAACACTTATCATTTTATCTTTGAAATCACCTTGTACGGCTCTTGTAGCCTTCTTCAAACTAATCTCTTCTTTTTCTTTTTCAACGCCATCTGCATTCCAAAACTTAAATAATCTCATTTTTTTCATAATTTCCTTTTCCGACTATTTATATTAAAAACCACAAACCATTTTTCCTGCTTTGTATTCAGTTTCAGTTATATTTTGTGAATTTTCTACGACTGATTCGCCGATTCGCTCATAATCTGGTGAAATTTTGCAATTTTTAACAGTTTTTGAGCATCCAGACACTAAAAAGAACAAAATAAGAACAAAAAATATTAAATAGTGTTGATTTATAAGGGTTTTTTTATGCATTTTTTTGAAAAAAAGTGAATTTTGTGCTTGACTTTAGTATTTATCTAGTGTAGGATGTATCCATAATGAAAAACAAAAGGAAAAACACTATGAAAACGATAATTGGTTCAATATTACTAGGATTTGGTATAATGATGATGGCTGGTTCAGCAAATGATTG